AGTATCAGGGCATCAGCGGCGCAGGCTTCTCCACCATCGTGCAGGAGACGGCCAGCGGCCACGAGTTCCGCGTCGCGCGCCAGGCGCAGGGTCGCCACCGCTTCCGGCTGCGCAAGGCGCTGCAGAGCTCGAGCGAGGCCGCTGCCATCAAGGCGTTCGGCCTAGGCCGGCGCGGCAGCCTGCACAGCTTCCGGCTCAAGGACTGGGCCGACTACACGACGGCCAGCGACGGCGTAAGCGCGCACAGCGGCACCGATGTCATCATCGGCACCGGCGACGGCACCGAGGACACGTTCCAGCTCATCAAGGTCTACGACGCGGCTGGCGACGCACCCTACCAGCGCACCATCACGCTGCCGGTCAGCGGCACCGTGGTCGTGACGCTGGACAACGTGGCGACCACGGCCTTCACGCTGTCGGCCGATGGTCAGGTGGTGATGAACAGCGCGCCCACTAGCGGCGTCGTCGTGCGCGCGGGCTGCGAGTTCGACGTGCCTGTGCGCTTTGCCAGCGAGGTCGATCAGTTCATGCAGCTGCAAGCCACGGGCTATGAGATTTGGGACATCCCGACGCTGGACTGCATCGAGGTGCTGTCGGAGGTCGAGCAGCCCGAGCGGTGGTTTGCCGGCGGCGCGACCGATCATGGCGCGGTCAGCACGACGCAGGTGCTGTCGCTCAACGGCGGGATGCTGCAGAGCTACGCGCCCAGCACAGCAATCAACGTCTACCTGCCGCCTGTGGCGCGCATCCCCGGCGGCGGCCAGATCTTCGTGATTCGCAACCAGACCGGCTCTGCAGGTAGCCTGCAGCTCGTGGACGAGGGCGGCAGCAACGTCGGCAGCGCCATCAGCGCCGGCACGACCAAGACCGTGGCGCTTGCTCGAGGCAGCACCACGGCCACCTGGATCGTCTACTGATGCCACGCACCGCGCTCGATGAAATGTGGGGCGGCTACATCGTGGCCGGCAACGTGGACCAGCTCGTGCCATTGCCGTCTGGTGTGCCTGGTGCCGCGCGGCTGATCGGAGCGACCAACACCAGCGTGCTGCTGCAGGACGCGCGGCTGCTGCCAGTCGGCGGCCCGGTCTACACCGTCTGGAACAACCACGCGTCGCTGCAGTGTGCGGTCAAGGACAAGGCCGGCACGCAGCTGACGCTGCTCAACCCTGACGCCGTGGCCGTCTGCTACCTGGTGGACAACAGCACCGAGGCCGGCACCTGGATCGTTGAGAACAAGCAGGGCAGTGTGAGCTCGGCCCAGACGATCACGGTTGACGAGTTCACCATCGAGTTCGGGCCAGGCGTCAACCTGGGCGTCAACCTGCGGACCATGTGCGACCAGCTCGGCTACACGGGCAGCAACCCGGCGCGCGTCAACGTGTTCGTGGGGCCGCAGGGCAGCGCGACGACCGGCGCTGTCGGCGGACTGACTGCTGGCGGGCCGGCCATGGACACTGGCACATTCCCAACGGGCAGCGTCGTCATGCTGACCGTGCTGGACAACGGCTACATCAGCGGACGCGGCGGCGACGGCGGCGACGGGCAACCGATCACCGGCGGCACCGTGTCGTTGCCCACCTACGGCAGCGTGGTCGTGGGCAGTGACGGCGGCGACGGGCTATACGTGCGCACCGACACGATCCTGTACAACTACGGCCGCATCCAGGGCGGCGGGGGCGGCGGCAGCGGCGGCCTGGCGTCTGGCAGCGTCACCGGGCCAGGCGGCGGCGGCGGCGCGGGCTACTTCCCCTGCGCTCGAGGCCGGCAAGGCACCTACCCGTCCGGCCTTGGATTTTCGGGCGGCGGCAACGGCGCGCGCGGCGTGCTCAACCAGCCCGGCCTGGGCGGTGGCGTCAACAACGGCGGACCCGCCGGCACAGGCGGCACAGGCGGCGAGCCCGGCCAAGCTGGCGGCGATAGCACCCCGGCGACCGGCGGCTACGGGCAGCCGGGCTTCGCGATCAAGGTGGCATCGGGCGTCACGCTGACCAAGGTGGTGGCCGGCAACATCGACGGCAGCGAGGGCACGCTGTGACGACGCGACCGGGACGAATGGCCGAGGATCTGCTGCGCTACAACCGCAGCAAGCATCTGGCTCACTGCCTGCGCGTAGTGGCCAAGGACGGCAGCGAGCTCCTGTTCACGGATCACGACCGCAAGCTAACCGTCGAAAACAAGGCATACCTGCCCATCGTGCTAGGCAGCCTGAGCGCGGACAGGCGCGAGGGCGGGCTGCGTTCGGGTGACCAGGACGTGCGCGGCGTCATCGACGGCACGACCATCACGCTGCCACAGCTGCGCACGCAGAAGTATCGCGGGGCGACGGTCTACATCCTGGTCGTGGACTGGGCGCGGCCGGCCATCGTCTACAGCAGGCACAGGCGCATCATCACGCGCATCGTGTTCGACGGGTCCAACTTCGTCGGGACGATGGAGAGCGTGACCCAGAAGCTGCGCAGGCCCACGGGTGGGCGCTTCGGCGGCTACTTCTCGCAGACGTGCCAATACGAGCTGGGCGGCGACTTCTGCAAAGCCGACATCAGCGCCGAGACGGTCACCGCCGCAGAGGTGGACAGCGTGCCGGATGAATACATGACCGTGCGCTTTACGACGGCCAGCTTTGCGCCGCCGGCTGCTGCGCAGGTCGATGACTACTACCGCGACGGCAGCATCGTGTGGACGAGCGGCGACAACGTGGGCCAAGTCAGCCCCATCGTCGGGTTCACCTACAGCACGCGCGAATGCCGGCTGCTCGTGCCCACGCTCAAGCCCATGCAGGTGGGCGACGAGGCCACGGTAAAGCCAGGGTGCAATGGGCTGTTTGATACCTGCCAGGACAAGTTTAGCAACCAGGCCAACTTTGGCGGCAGCGATCTGGAGCCTACTGCCAGCACGATTCGGGAGCCCGTCATCGAATGATAGCGTGGCACGATTTCGCCGAAGCCGCGCGGCAGCTCGTTGGCTGCACCGTGCGACACGCCGGCCGCCAGCCCAAGACGGGCTTGGACTGTGTCGGCGTGCCCTACGCCGCCGCGCGCGCGGCCGGCCTCGAGCTCGAGAGCACGCCGATGTATGGCTGCCAGCCGACTGAGCAGGCGCTAGTCGGCGGCCTGTCGCTGTTCTGCACCGAGGCCGACGACCCGGCCACGGCGCACATCTGGCAGGTGCCGTTCCTGGGCGGCGCGCGGCACGTCGTGGTGCCGCTGGAGGACGTAGAGAACGGGACGCTGTGCGTCCACGCCTGGTCGCGCCGCAACCGCGTGCTGCAGACCGTGTGGCGTCGTGAGTCTGTGCGCGGCTGGCACATCAAGGGGGTGGCATGGCGTCAGGCATAGCAGCAGCAGCAGCCGCTGGTGGTGCGTTCACGGTGCCCTACGTGGGCTGGGCTGTGGGTCTGGCTGCCGCCTACATCGACACGACCATCATCTACCCGAAGCTGGCAGGCAGCCCGGACGAGGCACGCCTGCCGCAGCTGGCCAGCCTGCCTAGCAGCGAGCAGGGTCCGGGCGCGCCGCGCACGTTTGCCATCGGCGCGCGCATGCGTGTGCCGGCGCATGTGATGTATCAAAGCAGCAAGGCCCGCGAGGTGGGCAGCGGCAGCGGCACCAAGGGTGGCACCGGCGTCACCCTGCGCCGTGTGTTCGTCAACGCGCTGCTGCACCTGAACGACCGACCGACCACGGAGCTGCTGCAGCTCATCGGCAACGGCCAGCTTCTGCTGTTTAACGACCGCAACCTGATCGGCGTGACCAGCGAGAACCTGACGGCCACGGTGACCGGCGGCTACGTCAGCATCAACCTCGTGGACGAGTTCGACCCGGACTTCCGCGACACGTTTAAGGTGGGCGACCTGCTCATCCCGCGCGACTTCGTGCGCAACAGCGGGCCGACGACGTGGAACGGCACCTACTACGAGGTCACGGGCGTCATCGGCGCGACGCCGACGCAGGGCAGCAGCATGTCCGTGATCCCCATTGACGGGCAAAGCATCAGCGGTTTGAGCTACGGCGGCGGCACGCCGTTCAGCCCGGCCAGCGTGCGCCGTGTGGATGACGCTATCGGCGGCGCGCAGCTGACTTTCGAGCGCGGATACAACCTGGGCGTCGGACTGCCAGGTGCTCTGCATTTGATAACGAACCCAGGGCGCGTAGATCCGGGCAACATCTTTGCGCCTGGCGACATCGTCACCGTGCGCAACATGGACATCGTCGCGGCCGGCGGCAGCAGCAACGTCAACGTGACGTTCACCGTGCGCAACACGTCGGGCAACACGATGGTGCTGGAAAGCGACAGCACCAACACGGCGTTGCTGTCGGGCATCCCTAACCAAACGTCGGTTGCAGCAGTCAGCGGCAAGGAGCTGATCATCGACTTTGCTGCGCAGCAGAACTTCAGCACCGGCGTGTTCCCGCCCGACTTCGACTCCGCCACCTACTACAACAAGGGCGGCGAACAGCAGAGCCAGCCCACCGTGTTGCTGCAGGACTTTGGCAGCGGCAATACGAGCAACTACCGAGGCATGGCGTCGCAGGGCCTTCAGGACTGCTACGTCAGCGCGTTTGGCGACCAGCTGCCCACTAACCTTGAGGCCATCCTTGACATCGACGAGGGCATGAGCTGGCCGCAGGCGCTTGAGGCCATCATGCAGCGCGGCGACCTGCTGAACACCGAGATCGACGCGCGCGACGTAGAGCAGAAGCCGTTCCGTGGCGCGTTTGTGCGCGGCGTCGTGCCGGTGGCGCAGCAGCTGCAGCCGCTGCTGGTAGCCGGCCAGATCCTGACGCAAGACCGCGACGGCACCGTGTCGCTGTTTGACACGGACAACGCCGACAGCGTGCAGCTCGAAAACGGCAGCGCGTTCACCGACCTGGGCACCCGCATTGGCGGTCAGCAGTCTGCCATCGACAAGGTGCAGATGGAGGACAAGCCCGAGGCCGACATGCCGACCAGCATCGGCGTGCGCTTCCAAGACCCCGACGCCGCGTTCAGCCAGGGCTACGAGCACTTTGGGCTGCGCAACCCTGACGGCGTAGACCATGTGAACGAGCAGGTCGTGGACCTGTCCAGCATGGCGCTGACCCGCCGCGAGGCGCGCAACCTGACGACGACGATGATGCGCCGGGCCTGGGTCAACCGCCGCACGTATCGGTTCACGCTGCCGGCGGCATACATCCACCTGCTCGAGAACGACCTCGTGACGTGGACCGACGACGAGGGGGAGGACATCGTCGCGCGCATCATCCAGCGCGACATCGGTGCCAACTACATGGTCAACGTCACGGCCGTGTCAGAGATGACGCAGCTGGCGGTGGCCGGCAGCCCGGTGCAGAGCTCAAGCGCCATCGTGCCGCAATCGGTCAGCGTCACGGCTTCGCTGCTGACGGTGCCCATCGACGCGCCAGGCGTGACCAACGCGCAGGTTAACACGCCGAGCGTGTTGCTGGCGGTGGCGGATCAGGGCAACAGCCTGCAGTCGGCTACCGTCTGGGAATCAAAGGACGGCAACAGCTACACGCCGCAGGGATCGGTGAGCAGCTCGGCGGCGGTGGCCGGCCTAGCGGGGACGCTGTCGTCGCAAGACCCGAGCGAGACCTACGGCACGACCACGGTGACGCTGCGAAGCCAAACGGTCGATGTGTTTTGGGTTAACCAAGGCACCGACACCGTAGAAGCCTGCACGCAAGCGCAGGCCGAGGCCGGCAAGAACTGGGTCGCGCTGGTCAAGGACGGCGACCCCAGCGACGTGGAGATCGCGGCGTTCACCACGGTCAGCGCCAACGCAGACGGCAGCTACACGCTAGGCGGTTGGCTGCGCGGCCTGCGTGGAACCAGCAGCGGCGCGCGCAACCAGACCTATCTGCTGGTCATGCTGACGCAGAGCACCGGCGGGCTGTTTTCCCAGCAGTTCGGTGGCCCGACGCCGAGCTCGCTGGATTACCGCGTCGTGCCAGCCGGCGGCGACCTGACGACCACCACGAACACCAGCTTCTCCTCGCCCACGTTCCGCAACGTGCTGCCGTTGCCGGTGCGCGAGGTCACCAAGAGCTACAACGCGACGGCGCAGACCACGCGCTTCTTGGTGGAAGACGCCAGCGTGCCGACGCACTGGCAGCGCGCGGTGCTGCCGTTGGGCACGCAGCCGCCGCACACGCTGGACGAGCCCTTCGAGGCTTACCGCATCAAGTTCTACAGCAGCGTGGGGTTTGATGTTTTGGTAGACGAAGTGGTTATCGACAGCCGCAATACGGGCACGCCGACGCTGCGCGACCGCTACTTCGACTGGCCAGACGCGCGCGCGACGTTTGCCGGCTACACGCCTGGTGGCAGCCCGACCTACAACATCGGCGTGGTGCATATTGGACAGCACGGCGAAGGCCCGGAGGCGCAGTTTACAGTCTGATGGTCAACTACACCAAGCAAGACAAGGTCACGCTGCTGCGCGACTTCCTCAACGTAGTCGGCACGACGCCGACAGGCGTGGAAGTAGAGGTCACGCAGGACGCCGACAACGGCCTGCGGTTCTATGCGTTTGCCAAAGACAGCGTGCTGCTCGAGCACGTTACCAACACCGGCAGCGTCACCGAGGTGACGTTGCAGCACGGTGGTGAGCAGCTCGGCGAGGACAGGGTGGGCATCCCGCTTGACCGCACATGCCAGACCGATAGCGCCGTGGTAACTTGGCGCGCGGCCACGGCTCCTGCTGGCACCTGGACACTGACACTGAAGAAAAAGGCGGCGGGCAGCCGCTCTTACACAACCGCCGCAACCATGACTGTGAACGTAAACAATGGCTAACACCTGGACCGACTACGGCATCTACCGGATGCTCGACATCACCTTCCGCAGCGCGACCGGCCCCACGGCCTGTAGCGTGCGTCTCCTGACCAACCTGACCGGGGCGGACGTAGACGCGGAGAACTTCGCCGA